GATTATCTCATGTCCGCCCCACACGGACACTTCCCCAAATTTGTCCGTCCACCACGGACACTCACAGACACAGATGTCCTCTGTACGCACACAACGGACAAAATATTAGTGCAATATACACAACTATCAAAGGAAATCAATCCAATAGTTGTGCATATTGCACTATAAAAATCAGTTATTTTGGAACATTATGGACTCGTGTCCGTGTGTGAGAAACACATACAGGGTTAATGTTTAGAACATTATGGACTTGTGTCCGTGTGTGAGAAACACATACAGGGTTGATGTTTGCGAACATGTGTTTATGAACATAATGGTCTTTGAATAAATCTAAATAATATTGTATAATATAATCATCAAATGAAAGAGAGGTAAATAATGACATACTACGAAGAAAGTTATAAAAACTACCTTGCATGGCTCACTCCTCGTGAGTTATTGCAGGAATATAAGTTCATGCGTTTCCCGTGGCGTTATCGGGAACGAAAATGGATCAAAGAAGAAATAGAAAGTAGGTGTGTGTACTAATGTTGGATGCTATATTGTGGTTTGGTTTTGGTGCTATATTAATATTTCCATATGGTGTTTGGTGTGGAGCAAAATGGTCAGGAGGATATAAAGGATGATAGGATTTTTTGATTTATGTTTTGTCTGTAATATACGGACAACTTATGAAGAGTGTGAGGAATGTAGGTATGAAGAAGTATGTGATAAATTTCAGATGTGTTTCGCACATTGTCCTAGCGAGGTATGGAGAAAGGTGTCAAGTTTTGAGGATATCTTGAAATGCGTTGAGAAATGGAGGTTATACAATGAGCAGACCATTGAACAGTAAAAAATCATGGTATAAAGTGTATATTAAAGAATTAAATACACCGAACATTCTTAAAAGCCAGTGTAAAAACCAATGTGATTATCTGCTAGTACAGGCATACACCGGCGCAGTCGCAATGGCAATCGTACAGGACTACGTTGTTGAATTTGAAGAAAATTTCCGTCCTGTATACTGCAACAAATTGGAGGGAGGTGTTCCGATTGACAACAAAAAAGTCTTATTCGAAGAAGAGTAAACCACAAGGTCTTATAAGAACAAAAGACGATTACACACCGCTTGCCATTGAGCTAACATGGGATATGAAAGACGTAAGAAAAGAGTATTCACGGTTAAGATCAATCTGGCGTAAACGTTACGAGAGATTACTGAAATCAGATTATAAGGACATTAATCTGGTAAAGGATCGACCGATCCAACGTTACAAGCAGTTGAAAGATATAACAAGTGATAGAGAAATCTATCACCTGTTATCCGAACTGGCAACTATTATAGCATCAGATCGAACCACAGTAACAGGATTGAAAAAACAGGAAAAAGAGCAGATGCGACATATCAATGATGTGTACGGAACAGAGCTAAAGACGCATGAGGATTTACTAAATTTTGGGAGTTTTATGGAACAACTCAGAGATTTTGCTTCAGATCGCATATATGATTCTGATTTTGCTGTTGATTTATATTCTGAAGGCGAAAAGCTGAGTACAGGCAAAATGTTAGAGCTATATAAGGAATTTCTGAAAACGGGATCCCGAAACATTTCAAAATTGAAATCTGGAATAGCAAAGAAAGAAAAAGTAAAACGTCAGAAAAGGAAAGCGGGTAAACGTAAACGTAGGAGGTAACACATGGAAACTCTGTATACTGTCGATACATATAATTATACTAGAATACAGAATTTACCATGCTTACATGATACTAGGTCTAACAAAGGAAGTAAAAAAGCAAAAGGTTATAAAAATTGTCTGTGTGCTTTCGATATCGAAACAACTAGATTGGAAGATATCGAGCAGTCAATAATGTATATATGGCAGTTTTCAATTCTTTTTCTTGACGACTTACACATTGACACTATAATAGGAAGAACATGGACAGAATTTGATCTTTTTCTGGATCAACTTATGAATGACGATAACTATGCGTATTACATGATTTTTGTTCATAACCTTTCATATGAATTTCAGTTTTTGCGTGGTATATATACGTTTTCACCGGACGAAGTTTTTGCAATAAAATCACGTAAAATACTGAAATGTGAAATGTTAGAGAGGTTTGAGTTTCGGTGTTCATATTTGCAGACAAACATGTCATTAAATACGTTTACTTCAAAAATGAAAGTAGAGCATCAGAAATTATCAGGCGAAACTTTTAATTATTCTAAAAAGCGTTATCCATGGACTCCTCTAACTGATTATGAATTGCAATATAGTGTTAATGACACGATTGGTCTTGTTGAAGCAATGTATAAACGTATGATGTTAGCTAACGATAATCTATATACATTACCGTTAACTTCAACCGGATATGTACGTCGTGAAACGAAAAAAGCCATGTATGGATGGGCCAGAAAACATAGGGATATATTTCCAACTATTGATGTTTTTGATCTTCTTGAAGAATCGTTTCGTGGCGGAGATACTCACGCTAATCGTTATTATTCTGGAACAGTGATACGTGCAGACGGTAAAAAGATTCTAGGAATTGGTTCGTATGATAGGTCATCATCATATCCTGACGTTGTCTTAAATTGCGTTTTTCCAATGACACGGTTTGTATATATCGGATCAATAACGGAGAATGACATAGAGAAGAAATTGGATAGAGGAAAAGCACTATTATTCCGGTGTAAAATCACAGGCATTGAACAGATCGACAAGTTTTACGGAGCACCATACTTGTCCTATTCAAAATGTAGAAATGTTTCACGTGAAACATTGGACAATGGTCGTATTTTAAGTGCAGAATACATTGAAACGACATTGACTGATATTGATTACGAGATCATGAAACGTGAATACAAATGGAAACATATTGAAATAACAGAGTGTTACGAAAGCAAATACGGAACATTGCCAGAACCGTTGAAAGATATTTTCCGTAAATATTATACAGACAAAACAGAATTAAAAGGTATAGTAGAACAGGAACTGTTTTACAATTTGCAAAAGGCTTTGCTTAATGCCGGTTATGGAATGATGGTTCAATCACCCGTGAAACAGTCGTTAATATTCACAGAATCGGCAGAAAACATATATACAGTTGATGAAAATGTTTCACGTGAAACATTACTCACTAAATATAACAGAACAGCTTTCTTGCCTTATCAATGGGGTGTTTGGGTAACAGCGTGGGCGCGTTCGCGATTAAAAGAGGGAATAAACATAGTTGGGGATCGTTATTTATATAGTGATACCGATTCAGTGAAATATATAAAAGTAAGAGGTGATAATATTGACGAGTTATTTAATAGATACAATTCTGATAGAAAAAAGCAAAGTATATCCAATTCCGCATACGCTACAGATCGTCATAGCATTAAACACTATATGGGGGTATATGAATACGAGGATACGTATACTGAATTCTCCACCCTTGGTGCTAAAAAATATGTCTATAGAACTGAAGATGAAAAACTTCACGCAACAATTGCAGGAGTTAATAAAAAGAAAGCCCCTTCAGAGTTGGAGGAACATGGTGGAATAGATGCTTTTCATATAGGATTCACTTTTTCAAAATCCGGTGGAACAGAGAGCGTATATAATGATACAGTATATGGTGATTACAACATAGATGGTCACACAATACATATAACACAGAACGTAGTTATCAGACCGTCAACTTACACAATAGGAATAACAGATGAATACCGCAGGATTTTGTCAGACGCAAGAACTTTAAAAGAATTTAAACAAACATTTGACAGGAACTAACATTAGTGATATAATAATACATGTAATAGAGATAATACAGGGAGGTGAGAACATGAAAATCACAAGAGAGTTAAAAGTCAACAAAATTAATATTATCTGCTACGATCCAGAGAACAAATGTGAGATTACAAAAGAATTAGTATTAATTGGAAATCTCACAGACGATCAGATCAGCAAAGAGATTAAAAAAAGAAATCTCGGAATTGTCATCGACTGGGAACGAAACGAAGAAGAAACAAAAATCTATGGCATGGACGCAGAAACGTTCTTAATGAACGCAACTTTCACAAAATCACGTAAAGAAAAGGAGAACTAAATCATGGCAAAGAAACAGTATACTATTATCAATTCATCTTCCACACTGGACGTATACACAGAGTATGACCTTATTGAATCACCAGCTATTGTAAGTCTTAAAAATGTTGAAAACAAAGGTCTTATTTGTGTCGGTTCATGGGTTGAGTACAGAACAGTCGACAACAGCGGAAATGAAATCACCTGTATTTCAGTGCAGGATTCAAATACAGGAGACGTATTTTCCGGTCAGTCAGCAACTTTCAGAGAATCATTTGAGGATGTTATCGATCGTATTTCTGATATGGAAGAAGTTCCAGATATGTTTTTCGTTGAGGTTCTTCACCGGACATCAAAATCAGGGCGTGACTATCTTATCTGCGCACTTGTTTCCCCAGATCGTGCGCTTGCTCGTATGGGATATTCTGAAAAGAACATTCCTATGCCAGAGACACAGAAATAATATGTTATCGTTATACGAGAACAGCGGGTATCTTTCGATACCTGCTGTTTTAGGATATGGCCAAAAGTTCAATTATGTATGGGGCGGACGAGGTACGGGGAAAACCTATGGCGGCCTCAAATACTGTATTGAACACAAGAAAATTTTCGTTTACATGCGATCCTTACAAGCACAGGTTGATACCATAAAAATTCCAGAGCTTTCTCCTTTTAAAAAGCTTAATAAAGACATGGGATGGTCAATCTATCCGAAAACGATTGGAAAAAACGTCGCCGGGTTCTACGATACATATACAGACGATAATGGAAAACTAGTGTATACAGGTCCGATCCTCGGCTATGCAATCGCCCTAAATACGTTCGCTAACTTACGTGGTTTCGATGCTTCGGATGTAGAGATAGGAATATATGACGAGTTTATACCTGAGAAACGTGAGCGCAAAGTGGAAAACGCAGGATATGCGTTTAAAAACGCATACGAAACAATGAACAGAAACCGAGAACTAGACGGAGAAACACCAATTCAGTTCCTACTCTTTTCTAACTCTGAAAATCTATCCTGTAACATGTTTATCGAAAATAACTTAATGGAAAAGGTATCTGCAATGGATATCAGAAAACAATCAGTTTCAATCATGCAGGAAAGAGGGATCGGACTTTTTAACCTATTCGATTCCCCTATTTCAGAAAGAAAAAAGGAAACAGCGCTCTATAAAATGTCAGGGGCAGATTCAAATTTTACTCGCATGGCAATTAGCAATGAATTTTACTCGGCGGACTACACAGGAATCAAACCAACGAACATCAAAGAATTAATACCTTTGTGCCGGATGGATTCTATTACAATCTACGAGCGGAAAAACAAAAATACAATATACGTTACCCGGCATCACTCAGGTAACCCACCAACATACACACAGTCTGATAAGGATATAAAAGCTTTCCGCAGGGACTATGTATACCTATGGGATATGTACCTATCAAATAAGATTACGTTTGAAGATATAACATCAAAATCACTTTTTGAAAATTATTTTAAGGACAAGTATTGACTTGTCCTTTTTTATTTGCTATAATCTTTCGTAGAAAGACAAGTGTTCGTGGCACACGTACGACACGTTGGGAGCGTGGGATCATAATGATCCAATGTGCATGAGTATGTACAACTCAAGAATTTGTAACACTTAATCTTTCGTCACATATGTGGAGTGTCACAGCCCACATATGTTTTGTTTCACGTGAAACATTTCTCACCTTTCTTTAATGTTTCACGTGAAACATATTATATGTTGTGCTAACCATAATCAATGGAGGTGAAATATGGACGTTAACTCGTTATCAACTCTTATCAGTAACATTGGTGTGCCTTGCGCCTGCCTTATCGCCACTTTCTATCTCTGGCAGAAAGAAACAGACGCACACAAAGAAGAAATGAAAAACATGATAGACGCACTCAACAACAACACTCAGGCACTTACCAAACTCACAGACCATATCACAGGAAGTGAAAAAAATGACGATTAACTACAACAAAAATATCAGAGGTGTGTACATCGTCACAACGAACACAGAGCCTCTGATGATCAGGGCAGAGCCTAACCTAGACGGAACAGTTATCGCAGAAATGCCGAAAAACACCAAATGCATCTGTCTAGGATGCTATTCTGGAAACTGGTACGCAGTCACTTACGAACATGACGGTATTATTTCCACCGGATTTTCACATAAAAATTATCTTAGGAGGGATTATAAGATATGACATTAGACAACCTTATTACACTTATCTCAGCAGGATTTACGAAAGAAGAAATCCTCACAATGTCAGGAACAGCAACCCAGCGTGCCCCACAGCCACAGCCACAGCCACAGCCACAGCCACAGCCACAGATGTTTCCACAGCCACAGCCACAGCCACAGCCACAGCCACAGCCACAGCCACAGTTCTATCCACAGAACTATCAGCAGACACAGGTGCAGGGTGTACAGGGATATACACAGCAGTTTCCACAGATGTTTCCACAGGCACAGCCACAGGCACAGGCACAGGCACAGCAGATTCAGCAGATCGGTGATCAGAATGATGTGCTGAGTGCACTTAAAAGTCTCACAAGTGCGGTGCAGAATAACAACGTTAATCTGATGCAGAACGCAGTTCCGAAACAGGTCACAACAGAAGATGCTATTGCAAGCATTATCAACCCACCCAACTATGAGGGATTGACAGGGGGTGAAAAATAATGGCGAATACATTAAGTTTCGATCAGATCAGCACAGTGCTGAATGATATCGTTAAACAGGCCACAGGCGTTGAAACTATAAAAGCAACGGATACAAGTTCGTTTGTAGCACAGGCGCAGACAGCGTTACTTGTGGGTAATGACAGGATCATGAACAGCATTTCTCAGGTACTAGACAGGACGATCTTTTCCGTAAGACCATACAACGCTAAATTTAAGGGCCTGAGAAGAACTACACAGCAATGGGGAAACCATGTGCGTAAGTTGGGGATGTTAGACGATGATTGGGAAAACGATCAGAGACAGCCGTTGGAAGATGATACCGCAGTTGATATGTACAAGATCAAAAAAGGTAAAGTCTTACAGACTAATTTTTATGGCGGTCAGGTATTCCAGAGACACAGGACTTATTTCAGAGATCAGTTAGATCAGGCTTTTAGGAATCCTGATGAGTTTGGACAGTTCATTTCCATGTATACTCAGAACACGATGGATATGATCGAACAGGCACATGAAAGCATGTCACGTGCTTGTGTTGCAAACTATATCGGTGCTAAAAACATCTGGCAGGCAGGAGTTTCCGCAAGTACAGAAGGTTATACCGGAGAGCATGTTGTTAAGTTGCTTACCATGTATAATGACGAGAACGGAAGTACGTTCACCGCTGCCGATATCAGGAAAGCGGACAACTTCCCGAATTTTTACCGTTGGGCGTGTGCGAAGATCATGACATACATGGATTTCTTCACTGAGAGATCGACACGATTCCATGCTAACATCACTGGAAAAGAGATCGCAAGACATACACCACTTCCTAGGCAGAACATTATGATGTTCAGCCCCGATCTGCATACTGCGGATACTACGGTTATGAGTAACACGTTTCATGACCAGTACCTCAAGATTGCGACCAATGAAAAGGTTAATTTCTGGCAGACACTTGAGAGTCCGATGGAAATTAATGTTACACCTAGCGTTATGAAACCGAACGGAAGTGTTGAAAAGGGAGAAGCTCAGGCTATGAGCAATATTTTTGCAGTACTGTTTGACGAGGATGCTATGGGACTCAGCACTATCAATCAATGGAGTAGCACAACGCCTTTCAACAGTGCAGGAGGTTACTGGAATATTTACTATCATTTCACAGATCGTTATTGGAATGATATGACGGAGAACGGGCTTGTATTTGTTCTGGAATAGGAGGAATTAAATGGCGGTAACAGTCAATTTTAAGACAGCAAGTAAAAGAGTTAATTCTACGGGAGTTGTCGGCGGTGATGTTACCGCCGTTTCCTGTAATATTAATGAGCCATGTTCCATTGAAAATCCACAGATCATACTGAGAAATGGTGGATCGGCACCGAGTTGGAACTATTGTAAGATCGAAGAGTTTGGCAGATCATACTGGGTTGAGGATTGGGAGTACAGAAACAACACATGGATTGCACATTGCGTTGTGGATGTGTTAGCCACGTATCGGGATACAATACAGGCTAGTAACCTGTTTTTTATTCGAAGTTCCACTAGTTTTGACGGCGATGTCATGGATACTTTATACCCAACACTTTCAACACCTGTGAAGAAAAGGACAGTTGTTAACGAGGGTTTATTTCCGGTTGCTGAATATGGACTGAATCAGGGCTATTTTGTATGTGGCATTGTAGGTGAGGATGGACTTACAAATTTCTATGCGTTTATTCCTACTAACTTCGCAGATTTTTGCTCAAAGATATTTTCCAATCTTGATTGGGCGAACATCTCAGGTCAACAGATCACAGATAGTTTGCTAAAATGTTTGTTCAATCCATTTCAATATCTGACAAGTGTTATGTGGTTTCCTTGTGAAAATGTTGGCGCAGGAAGTACACCGGTTTCAGAGGTTAAGTTTGGTTTTTGGTCTTGCGATGTGACTGCGTTGAAGTTGGGTAATAAGCCTTTTTATAGCAGGTCTTTTGATATGCCGATTTCTCAGCATCCACAGGTTTCACGTGGAACATTTTTAAATGCGTCACCTTTTCGCAGGATTCAGTTAACCATAGATCCTTGGGGAACGTTCGACATTGACGGTGGAAAAGTTGCAAGTGCTGAGAGCGTGACAGTAAGCGAAACTATTGACTGTATGAGCGGAGTTGGTGTTATGTCAGTAAGCGCAGGAGGTGTCCCTTTATATAGTGGATATGCACAAATTGGAGTTAACATACAGGTGAGTGATTTACGAGCGAATATCATCGAAAGTGGAAGTAATTTGCTAAGTAGTATCGGGAATTTATTTTCTGGCAATTTTTTGGGAAGTGCGTCAGGAGTTGCAAATGCGGTTGAGAGTGCAATACCCGATGTACATACAAGAGGTGTCAATGGTACTTTGTTGTCTATAGCGCGTATACCATATGTAATTGAAACGTTCTATAAGATCACAGATGAAGACCGATCAGATAATGGTCGCCCTTATATGAAAAATGGCACAATGCAGGATTTAGGCGCAGGGTATTACGTTGTTGAAAACGGAGCTATCAATGTGAGGGGAGCAACCCGAAACGAAAAAGAACAGATCAAACAATTCCTTGAGGGGGGTGTATATTATGCGTAGCTTTCCCGCAAGCAATATTTCAATGTTCGTTGCGCTTATGACAAGTGCTAACTCAGGTCAGAATCCGTGGGGTTCGGGTGGATCAGGTGGAATCGGTGGATTAATATTGCAGGCAATGAATTGGTGGATAGAAAAATGTAACGATCCTGCGGTTGGTTATTCACAGGACTACAGAAATGAGCGCACAGTTAATGGCATAACATACTATGATTGTTCATCTTTCGTATGGTATGGTTTAGGCCATGCGGGTTATGAGATCAATTTGAGCGCATGGCCTTTTACAACTTACACCATGGGCGGAATTTTAAAAAGTTTGGGTTTTGAGGAAATTATAATAACAGACTTTGCTACTTTTGATTTTCATGTTGGAGATATTCTTGTTATTAATAGCAGTGAACATCAACATACAGAAATTGTTCATGATCTGGACAATGGTGGTCATACTATGGGAGCACACACTTCCAAAAAACCTTTACCAGATCAGGTTAGTATTAATACATATGATATACAGAGCGGTACTCATTACACGCATTGTTATCGTTGGCCTTTTTCCGGTGGTGACTGGCAAGTTGGAGGAAACAGTGAGTATTTTGGAGATCCCACCGCTAACCTGTGCGGAAACAATGAAAAAGCTATAAATAACGCAACTGTGATCTTAAATTATTATAAATCACAAGGTTGGAGCGTAAACTCTATTGCTGGATTATGTGGTAATATTCAACAGGAAAGCACTTTCAATCCGGCGCTGATTGAAATTGGAGGTACTGGACACGGTCTTGTGCAATGGACACCGCCGACCGATCTGTATAAGGTTCTTGATGTGTTATACGGAAATCACGATGATTGGTATGATGGTCAGAAACAGTTGAGTGTTATTTTTGCAGAGTTTCAACAAAGTTCGGGAATTAAAAACTGGGGTATCGAACCACAATGGTATAGTACAAGTGCATACCCGTTGAGTTGGAGAGAGTGGAGTGTTAGTACACAGGATGCTGGATATCTGGCACTTGCTTTTCAGGCTAACTACGAAAGACCTGCTAGCTTACATCAGGAACGTGCCGGATATGCTAGAGCGTGGTTCGATTATTTTAATAATTTGTAGGAGGTGAATATATGTTTGGATGTGATACAGGTGTTGGTGCTCCTGTGATGTATAATTATATCAATCAGTATAATAGTAGCATAAACCCAAGTACTAATCACTGTAAAAATACTCAGTTATTTTGGTATTTCCAGAGGTATTTGTTACAGAAAGCTATTTCTGTGATGAAATGGAAAGTTCCGGATAATTGGGATAAAGATTATTTTTTGTATTGTTTATATTGCTGGGGCACAGTTGCTATCATCAATACGGACAAGTTTGGTGTAATTCCACAGGGATGTACACTCAAGGGATACAATGTTTTTTACAGACCAGCGCAGGCAGTGATTAGCAACCCATTATTAAAAGGTGTGATTGAGCCTGTAATTGGAGAACAGTGTGTTCTTTTCAAGTGTACCGCTGACTATGGTGGAATCATGGATTTAGTAGGAAGATATGCGAATGAAATGGCTATCGCAATGGAATCATTGGATATGAACGTCATGAACAGTAAGCTTGCATATGTTTTCAGAGCAAGAAACAAGGCAGGAGCTGAAAGTCTGAAAAAAGTCATGGATCAGGTTATGAGAGGTGAATTGGCTGTTTTCTATGATGAGAAACTGAGGATTCAGAGAGGAGATCAGACTGAAGAACCGTGGGATTATTTTGTTAACAACTTGCGACAGAATTATATTGCGGGTGATGTTCTGGACACATTGCGGAGATTGGAAGAACTGTTTTGCACTGAGGTTGGTATTCCCTCTGCCAGATCAGACAAAAAAGAAAGAATGATATCTTCCGAAGCTGAAAGCAACGACGTGGAAACTTCAACTAGGATGGAAATGTGGTTGGATGGGTGGCAGAAAAGTTGTTCTGATGTTAAGAAAATGTTTGGTGTTGAGGTAAGTGTTAATTGGAGACACAATCCAAACGAAAAAAATGTTTCACGTGAAACATAAGGAGGTGATGATGATTGAGTTTATTAACCGTTGAAGGATTATATAACTATGATAACACATTGTTTGATGGATTCAGTGTTCCTGATGGGCTTGTGAAACAGATTGCTATTGATGCGATTTTGATGAGGACGAGAGAGTTGGAGATTCTCTATCCTGATTTTACGTACATGAAAAATAGAATTACAATATGGAGTAACAAGTACCAGATTAACTGGAAAAAGTTATATGATACTACAGTGTTAGAATACAACCCGATCGAAAACTATGATCGTATGGAAGATTGGACGGATACTGACGATGAAACAACTTCCAGTGCTAGAGATAACACCATAATAAGCACTAGCACAAATGAAATAATGAACAACGTTAACATAACAGATCAAAATACAGCTTTCAATGCAGGTCTTGCCGATCATGCAAAACAGATCACAGACGGAGATACAACAGAAAATGGCAGTATTACAAATACAGAAAAAGAAAACGTGAATGATGGAAGAACCGGAAAGCATACAAGAACAGGAAGAGCCCATGGAAATATCGGAGTTACAACGTCACAGCAAATGATACAAAGCGAAAGAGATTTAGTTGTTTTTAACTTGTACGATGTAATAGCAGAAAGTTTTATCGAAAATTTTTGCTTAATGGTATATTAATATAGGAGGTGTTGTATTATGAGTATGGAAAATTTAGGGCCTTACACTAACTTTCACGAGCTTAATCAGGACTGGTTTTTACAGGAATTTAACAAAATTATTGCAGAATGGAAAGCAATGCGGAAAAATTTTGACACCTTGCAAAACGCTTTTAACGACTTAAAAAGTTATGTGCAAGATTATTTCAAAAATCTGGATGTGCAGGAAGAAATCAATAATAAATTAAATTCCATGTTTGCTGATGGGACGTTACTTACAATTATTAGCCCAACCATTAGCAACGCAACTTCAAATTGGTTAGAAACACATATCACAACCCCTTCAACTACCCCTATTGACAAAAGCCTGAGCGTGTTAAACGCGGCCGCAGATGCTAAAATTACTGGAAAATATAGTGATAAAACATTATTATCATACACAATGTCGTATCTAAATATAAGCGTAAATCACACAGATTCACAAATAACTTTTTTAATAACATGTAGCGAAACCGGATATATTTATAGCAAACATAACACATATACTCCCTCATTAATTAATAACAAAAGTGTGTCAATTAATATTCCTGATAACTGGTATGGCAGAGTTATTCTGCTAACTATTAATTCAAACAATGAAATTATAGCGTACTATTTAAATAATGATGTGCCAGCTACCTCTTTTATATTCTATGCTGTTTATGTATCAACAGACTTTGACACGATAACATGTGTATACAATCCACTAAATTTAGACGCTGAAATCAATAATATTAACAAAACTATAAATAATATTGTTTGCAGTAATATTAATATTTTGGAAAATGTAGAACAGATAAACGGAGAATACTATACTTATCAGTCTCACAATATAGATAAAAACTCCGATTTTTCAAGATTCAAAACATTTACAGTGCAAAAAGGTATAACTTACTACTATAGAGGTATTTTTTCAAATTTTTCTTCAATTTACTACCCATTTTCAAATGAGTATAATCGTATTTCACCAAATACACAAGGATTTATTGCCGGATCATTTGTTCCTGAACATGACGGTATAGTTGGAATAACAGCATCTAAATCTAGTTCGTATAATGATACATTATTTACAACGTCAAAACAAATGTATGATAACAATATCTTCAACACATTTTACACGCCTAACAAACTAAATGTTGGATTACCATCAATTTACCATGTTGAAAAAGACGGAAGTGGAGATTTCACAAAATTGACTGATGCTATTTTAAAAGCAACGGAAAAATTAAATTCAACAGTGTATTTAGGAGCAGGAATATGGGATATCATTGAAGAACTCGGAGAAAACTATATCGAAAGTGTAAACGTTAATAAAAGAGGATTATACTTAAAAAATAATATTCACCTTATCTGCCACCCAAACAGTTATATAAAATGTGAATACGAGGGAACTAATGATAACACAAAAAAATGGTTAAGTGCTTTTAATTCTGGAATTAACGGATTCACACTTGAAAATGCTAATATCATAACTAAAAACTGTAGATATTGCGTGCATGACGAAAGAGACACTGATGACGATTTTTATACTAATAGATATATTAACTGTACTATGTTCCATGACAATACAAATAATGAGAGTGCTATTGGAGCAGATCAATGCATTGGAGGAGGCCTCGGAAAAAACGGTTGTGTCATAATCGACAGTTGTGTATTTGACGGACTCGGTGAATACTCAGCAAAGCAAGCTGGTGCATACGTTTCATATCATAACTCAGCTTCAGAAAATTCAAAAAGTATCATAGTTTTAAAAAATAGCTACTTTAAAAACAAAGCCGGAGCAAGATTCGATTGGTATGGTCAGTCGAAAGAAGTGACGATAGCTATAGTAAATGGTTGTTCTTTCGGACGTGAGATTGTCAACATGGCAGAAACAAGCGACGGTTCAAGTCCATACGAAAATCTTAAAGTAAACGCATGGAATAATATAGTAAGATAACAAACACATGTTCGCAAACATCAACCCTGTATGTGTTTCTCACACACGGACACAAGTCCATAATGTTCTAAACATTAACCCTGTATGTGTTTCTCACACACGGACACGAGTCCATAATGTTCCAAAATAACTGATTTTTATAGTGCAATATGCACAACTATTGGATTGATTTCCTTTGATAGTTGTGTATATTGCACTAATATTTTGTCCGTTGTGTGCGTACAGAGGACATCTGTGTCTGTGAGTGTCCGTGGTGGACGGACAAATTTGGGGAAGTGTCCGTGTGGGGCGGACATGAGATAATC